ATCAACAAATACAAAAAATTCCTTAAGCAAGCTGAAAAAGAAGGAAAAACAAAGTCAGATTTATTGAGAGAATCAAGAGAGTTTAGGAAAACTCACGAATATCTTGGCACCTGTTTTAAAAAGATTGGTGATCATTTATCCCACAAACCAAATTTTGTCAACTATATGTTCAAAGAAGACATGATTTCGGACGGGCTTGAAAATTGTATTGAATATGTTACAAACTTTGATCCAGAGAAAAGTTCTAATCCATTTGCATATTTTACTCAGATTATCTACTTTGCTTTCTTGAGAAGAATTGGTAAAGAAAAGAAGCAACTTGAGATCAAAAATCGTATTATTGAGAAGTCTGGATTTGCAGAAGTTATGGCTGTTGACGATAGCTTGCTTTCTCGCACCAGTTCAGACTATAATACGATCAAAGAAAACATTCAGACAAAAATGAACCGATGACCCACGAAGAAATGCTGGATGAAGCTCGCCTCCGCGAAGAAGAGAACTACGAATGGATTGATGATTCCTTTCGAGTAGAACAAACTCGTTTTATGTGGAAGAGTGTTCGTAAAGATACTGGAAAAGATTTTCTCTTTGCCTTAACAGAAAAAGAAGTCACTGATATCACACGATGGCATCTCAAGTGTGAACAAGAAGGAACCTTACATTTGTATACAAGAGTTGTTAATAGTGGAGTTGTTGGAGGGAAACTTTGAAAGTCGCAATCATTACCGATCAGCATTTTGGAGCTAGAAAGGGAAACAAGAATCTTCATGACTACTTCAAAAAATTCTACGACGACATCTTCTTCCCAACCCTCGAAAGAGAAGGTATCACAACTGTTGTTGATATGGGAGACACTTTCGACACTCGTAAGGGGATTGATTTTTGGTCTCTTGATTGGGCTAAAAAGAACTACTATGATCGTCTCCAGTCTATGGGTGTCACTGTGCATACAATTGTCGGAAATCATACCGCGTATTACAAGGACACTAATAACATTAACTCTGTTGATCTACTATTGCGAGAGTATGATAACGTTATTGTTTATGGAAGTCCTACCGAAGTTAAATTTGAAAATCTAAAAACATTTTTTATTCCATGGATCAACGATGAAAATCGTCAAGAGACAATTAATCTCATTTCCAGGACCGAAGCAAAAGTGGCTTTTGGACATTTAGAAATGAGAGGGTTTTATGCTAATAAAACCTATATCTGTGAGCATGGTGAAGATAAATCAGATTATAAAAAGTTTGAAAAAGTTTTTTCTGGACATTATCATCATAGAAACTTCCAAGATAATGTTTACTATCTTGGAAATCCATATGAAATTTATTGGCATGATGTTGAAGAAACAAGAGGATTTCATATCTTTGATACCGAAACTCTAGAGCACACTCCAGTTAATAATCCACATCGACTGTTCTATGTTGTTCCATATTCAGACACAGCCCACCAAACATTTAAAACTGATATTTACAAAGACAAAATTGTAAAGGTTATTGTCAACAAGAAGTCAAATGTAAAACAGTTTGATCAATTTATTGATAAATTATACTCTGCTGGTGTGAATGATTTAAAAATTGTTGAAAACTTTGATTTCAATGGATTTTACCAATCCGAAGAATTTGAAACCGAAGAATCTGAAAACACACTTTCGATATTGAATAGATATGTTGATGAATCTGAATGTTCTTTAAACACTTCTAAATTAAAATCAATTCTAGAAAAAGTATACACATCTGCTTGCGAGGTTGAGTAAATGTACATGCTGGTGCATAAATCAGAAACTAAAGAAGGTGCATATGCCGTTTTCAACAAAAAACGGGAAAAAGTTTTATTTCTCTTTGAAGAAGAGGATGATGCCGAAAGATATGTTATGATGTTAGAAACTCAAAACAACTATGATGAGATTGAGGCTGTAGAAATTGATCCAGACCTTGCAATCAAAACATGTATTGTCAAAGGAGTGAACTATGCTATTATTACCAAAAATGATTTTGTTGTCCCCCCAGTAATTTGATATGATTCTTTTTAAAAATATTCGTTGGAAAAAATTATAAATAGTTATAGTTCTTCCAACGCTAATGGATACTAAGATCTGTAAGACCTGTAAAGTTGAAAAATCTGTGAGCGAATATTCTATCGCCCAGAAAGCTGGAACTATGGGAAAAGATGGATACATGAGAAACACTACCATCTACAAAACTTCCTGTAAAGAATGCTACAGCAAAAAATCTTTGAAGAAGTATCACAAACTTTCTCCAGAGGAAAAGCGGGCGAGAGCATCAAAAAACTCTTGTAATAATTATGAATATCGTAAATCGTGGAAACTAAAAACCAAATATGGTTTGACAACCGAAGAGTTTTCTGCTATGGTGGTGGAACAGAACAATAAGTGTAAAATCTGTGGCTATGAGATGTCTCCACCTCAAGTAGATCACGATCACACAACAGGCAAAGTTAGATCTTTACTTTGTCGCGCTTGTAATACTTCTCTTGGACTTCTGCGAGAAGATCCACAAATCCTTCGTAATATGATTTCTTACATTCATGATAATCTTCAAGAAAATTAGGTGGCGCAACTTTCTTTCGACTGGTGATCAGTGGACCGAAATAAATTTTACGGAATCTAATAATACAATTATTATTGGATCAAATGGATCTGGAAAGTCAACACTTCTGGATGCACTAACATTTGCATTATTTAATAAACCTTTTCGTAAAATTAATAAACCACAACTTGTCAATACGGTTAATGAAAAGAACTGTTTAGTTGAAGTTGAATTTAAGGTTGGTAACAAAAACTATTTCGTTCGTAGGGGAATGAAACCAAATGTTTTTGATATTGAAGTCAATGGAAATAAACTCCATAAAGAAGCTGATGATAGAGCGAATCAAAGAATTCTAGAAGATAATATTCTCAAACTGAATCACAAATCATTCACTCAGGTTGTAATTCTGGGATCATCGACATTTGTTCCCTTCATGCAACTTTCAAGTAGTAATAGAAGGGAAGTTATTGAAGATCTTCTTGACATTAAGATCTTTTCGGCAATGAATTCCCTTATCAAAGAAAAGATTAAAATTTTTAGAGAAAAAACAAAAATTCTTGAAGTTAAGAAGGAAGGCATCATTGATAAAATCAAGATGCAAGAAGAGTTTATAGAAGAACTAGAAAATCGTGGCAATGCCAACATAAATGCCAAGAAAGAAAACATTGCCAATATTATGAATGAGGTTGGTAATTACACTGAAAAAAATCTGGACCTTCTAGAAGAAACGAATGAATTACAAACAACGATTGTTGGCCTTGAAAGTGCATCAGAAAAACTTCGTAAACTTGGAAACTTAAAAGGAAAAATTTCTCAAAAAGTTACAACCATCACAAAAGAGCACAAGTTTTTTACTGAGCATACGGTTTGCCCAACATGTGAACAGGATATAGAAGAAGAGTTTCGGTTAAATAGAGTTGAAGCTGCTCAATCTAAAGCAAAAGAGTTGCAATCTGGTTATAAAGAACTAGAGCAAGCAATTAAAGAAGAAGAATTACGAGAGCAGCAATTTAAAACAATTAGTAAGGAGATCGTTAATCTCAATCATGAGATTTCTAAAAACAATTCGACTATATCTGGATTCCAGAGACAGGTACAACAACTTGAATCTGAAATTCAAACAATTGCCAATCAACTTGAAAACCGAAATACTGAGCATGACAAGTTAGTCTCCTTTCAAAATCAGTTAGATAAAATTTATGCTGATCTCTCAGATCACAAAGAGTCGTTAAGTTACTATGACTTTGCGTTTTCTCTTCTCAAAGATGGTGGTGTAAAGAGGCAGATTATTAAAAAGTATTTGCCTCTCATCAATCAACAAGTAAACCGCTATTTGAGGATGATGGATTTCTACATCAACTTTAAACTTGATGAAGAATTTAACGAATCTGTTCAATCACCAATTCATGAAAAGTTTTCTTATGAATCTTTTTCTGAGGGTGAGAAAATGAGAATTGATTTGGCTCTTTTGTTTACCTGGAGAGAAATAGCAAGGGCCAAAAATTCAGTAAATACAAATCTTCTCATTATGGATGAAGTATTTGATAGTTCTCTGGATGGTTTTGGTACGGAAGAGTTTTTGAAAATCATTCGATATGTAATTAAAGATGCAAATGTTTTTGTAATTTCACATAAAGATGGTTTATATGATAAGTTTGAAAATGTCATCAAATTTGACAAAGTAAAAGGATTCAGTAGAATAGTCTAAATACTAGTGATAGTGAGGATATATATGCTGTCTACGCAATATCGATTGAGACTCGAATTCATTTGCAAGTGTATTGTGAATGGGGAAGAAGTAAAACTTGAAGATATGATATGGGCAGAGAAATTGTCAAAGGCAAATACATCTGCCCGAGAGATGTTAAAAAAAGCAAGAAGACAATCTGCTGGAGATATTGAAGAAGGTAGTATTGATGATTTTATGAATAGGATGGGGCTAGGAGATCCCGACCCATCCAATTATAAAACGGGATTTGATAGTGCTGATGAAATCGTTGATTGGTTCAAACAAGACAAACCAGATGATTGGCGGCAGAGAGACTGAGGCCAATTTTCAAACTGTCCACTAGGGGGTCGCAAGACCCTCTTTTTTTGTATAATAGGCCCATACGCAACAGACCTATGGCAGTCCTACACGAAATCAAGTCCCAACTTGCAAAACTGCTTGCCACGGAAGACTTGATCGTGGAGCATAAGAATGTTGAAACCGCTTGTTTCAATGTTCATACTCGCGTTCTGACTCTTCCTATGTGGGAGAAAGCGAGTAATGTTGTTTATGATCTTCTTGTGGGTCATGAAGTTGGCCATGCACTGTTCACTCCAGATGAAGACTGGTCAAAAAACCATAAAATTCCTCCTCAGTTTGTCAATGTTGTTGAGGATGCACGTATTGAAAAACTGATGAAACGTAAATATCCTGGATTGTCCAAGACTTTCTTTAGGGGATATAGTGAACTATCTGATAATGATTTCTTTTCTCTTGAAGATGAGGACATCTCCGAATTCAATCTTGCTGATAGGTTGAATCTGTGGTTCAAGATTGGTAATTACGTTGATATTCCCATTGAACGTGGTGAAGAGATGGATATTGTCAATATGGTTGCCGACTCAGAAACCTTTGCGGATGCACTTTTAGCCGCAGAAGTACTTTACAAATACTGTAAAGAACATCAGGATACTAAGAAAAAAGTTGATAACATCAATAATACCGATGGTCAATCAAATTCGGGTTCTGAACCTCAAGATTTTGTTGAAAATGATTCTGATAATGGTGAAGAGTCTGATGATACTGGTGAGTCCGATGAAAAAGTGAATGATGATGCTGATCTTGATACTCCCAGTTATGAAGGTCAACAATCTGATTCTGAGGAACCAAAAGTTCATACTGAAAGTTCTTTTGAGGAAAACCTCAAAGATCTAATCAACAAAAATTCTTTCGAGAATGTTTATATTGAGCTTCCACAAGTTAATCTCGAAACAGTCGTTGTTGACTATACTGAAATTCACAAATATGCAAATGAGTCATATGCTGAACAGCAGAAAATTTCTGATGATGTGGATAAAACATATTCTCGGGTAAATAAAAATATTTTTGCATCTGCAGACAAAGCGTATATGTCTTATAAAAAGTCTGCTCAAAAAGAGGTAAACTATCTTGTAAAGGAGTTTGAGTGTAAAAAATCTGCTGAATCATATTCCCGTGCAACAGTGTCCAAAACTGGTGTTCTTGACTGTACCAAACTTCATACCTACAAATACAATGAAGATTTATTTAAAAAAGTAACCACTCTTGCAGATGGTAAGAATCATGGTCTCGTCTTTGTTCTAGATTGGTCTGGATCAATGGCTGATATTATGTTGGATACTGTAAAACAGTTGTTCAATTTGATCTGGTTCTGCAAAAAAACAAATATTCCTTTTGAGGTATATGCATTTACTAATAACTGGAAACGTATAACTTATGATGAGAATGATAAACCAGTTTATCCAAAAAAACATTATGAGTACAAAAATGGACTAGTCCAAGTCTCTCCAGATTTTTGTCTGATGAACTTCATCAGCAATCGCACCAAAACCAGTCAATTTGAAAATTGTATGCGTAACATCTGGAGGATGGCCTATTCATATCGTAACTATGTTTTCTATTCATCTCCAAAGCAACTTGAACTTTCAGGAACTCCTTTGAATGAAGCATTGATTTCTCTTAATCAGGTTCTTCCAAAATTTCAAAAAAATAATAAACTTCAAAAGGTTCAGTGTGTGGTACTGACTGATGGTGAAGCACATCCATTGAATCGTCACTATGAACTGATGCGTAAGTGGGATACTGAACCATACATGGGAACTCGTTCGATTGATCCATCAGTAACTTTCCTAAGGGATCGTAAACTTGGAAAAACCTATAAGTTTGGGTACAATTATCATGATTTTACAGAAACCATTTTGAATAATCTTCAGGATAGGTTCCCATATGTCAACTTTATTGGGATTCGTGTTCTTCTTCCCCGTGAAGCATCTCGTTTCATGCGCCTATATACAAATTATGATCATGAAAAAGTTTCTCAACTTGAAAATAGCTGGAAGAAAAACCGTAGTTTTGTCATGAAGAATATTGGATATGATGCATACTTTGGAATTTCTTCAAATGCACTTTCTCAGGAAACTGAGTTTGATGTAAAAGATGATGCAACTAAAGCCCAGATTCGTTCTGCATTCAAGAAGTCTCTTTCTTCTAAGAAGATGAATAAAAAGATCCTGTCAGAATTCATCTCTCTGGTCGTCTGACCACTTTTCAAACTGGCCACTGAGGGGGGTTGGAACCCCCTTTTTCATTGTATAATTACTTCAGTTCAAACAAACGACATGACCATCTCTTCTGAGTACATCATTACTAGTCTTCAAAATCTTTATGGTAACTCTGTGAGCTCTGGTGACATCCGTGCTTGGTGTGCAATGAATGGTTCTAACTATCAGACCATTACCAACAAATTGGCCGACTACAAAGTTGGTCGTGGTAAGTGGAACCTTACCGTTCGGGAACAGATGGAACAAACCTATCAAGCACCTTCTGTGCAACCTGCTGTAGAACAAAACCTTATTCCTCAAAAAGATGATACCTTCGTCCAGTTTGGTAATTTCAAAGATATTAAAAAAATTATTCAGTCCCGTCTTTTCTATCCTACGTTCATTACGGGTCTTTCTGGTAACGGCAAAACGTTCTCTGTTGAGCAAGCGTGTGCCTCTCTAAATAGGGAGTTAATTCGTGTGAACATTACCATTGAGACTGACGAGGATGATCTTATTGGTGGTTTCCGTCTTGTTAATGGCGAAACTGTCTGGCACAATGGACCCGTTATCGAAGCTCTGGAAAGGGGAGCTGTGCTGCTTCTAGACGAGGTTGACCTTGCCTCTAACAAGATTCTCTGTCTGCAGTCTGTGTTGGAAGGAAAGGGTGTCTTCTTGAAGAAGATTGGTAAGTATGTCAAACCCGCTTCTGGTTTCAATGTGATTGCTACTGCCAACACCAAGGGTAAGGGTTCTGATGACGGTCGTTTCATTGGCACCAATGTTTTGAATGAGGCATTTCTTGAGCGTTTCCCTGTGACCTTTGAGCAGTCTTATCCCGCCCCTGCAACCGAGCAAAAGATTCTGGAGGGCATTGCTCTGGATCTTGGCTTGGAAGATCGTGATTTCTGTAAGCGTCTTGTAGATTGGGGTGATATCATCCGCAAGACATTCTATGATGGTGGCGTTGATGAGATCATTTCTACTCGCCGCTTGGTTCACATTATTCGTGCATATTCCATCTTCAACGATAAGGCAAAGGCTATTCAAATTTGCCTGAATCGCTTTGATGATGAAACCAAACAATCTTTTATTGAACTGTATGACAAAGTTGACGCCGACTTCCAACTCCCTGTGGATGGAGTACAAGAAAGTACTGTGGGAAACATTTCCTGATTTAGAAAACATTTGTGATTGGGCTGACTGGGAGGGAAAAGGCACCTCCCTCTCCGCCAAGATTTACAACAACAAATATATTCTCAAGTCCAGGGAAGTCGAGATCTGGGATGACAAGTCCTGCATCTATAACAACATCATCTATCCAAAAACGGGTGAGAATCTACCCTGTTTCGGGATGGACTTGATGGGTTTCTTTGATAAGAAAGTCATTATTGTATTTGACTTCCAACATCCAGTGGAAAACTATTTGTTCTCCCATCCAGATCTACCAAAGGCAGAAGGAACATTTAGATTCTTTGAGCCTGGTAATCATTTCTCCGAAAATGTCTTTGTCCGTAAATGTACGATGAGTGAAGTCAACAATTACCTTGATGACTTTGCTGCCTATTTACAAGCATACAAAGATATGTTAGAATCAAAGAAACCCAGTGGGTCTTCTGTTCAATCTACTTACGGAGATTTCGACAAATATATGAAACGCCTAGATCCTGTAAGTGGATATCTTTCCAGCAAGTTTGGAAAAGAAAAAGCAGATTCACTTGTAGATGATTTTCTTTTCTGCTATGGTTAATGCTTGGAGTTTGCTATTTGATAAAATGAATGGAAATCTTGATCCAGAAGAACATGTGATGAATGATGATCCTCTGGACAAATTAGCTCAAGACACATATGTAAGATATACATCTGCATATGATGATGGTTGGACTACACAACTAAAACAAAACGATATGAATGAAAATCAAATTGATTTAAATCTAGAATCCACTGAGAAAAATGGATTCTGGAAATATGAAGAAGATCTCACGATGAAAGAGATTCGTGATTATCTTTCTGGAACATATAAGTCACATTATACATCTCAAGAGTCCAAAACTCAAACTCTTGATCTGATTGAAAGTATTGGAGATGCAGAGGCCTTCTGTCGTTCTAATGCGATTAAGTACCTCTCTCGCTTTGGTAAAAAGAATGGCAAGTCACGTCTTGACATTTTGAAGGCAATCCACTATTGTATCCTTCTCTACCATTTCTCTGGACTCCACAAGAAGAACTCTTCCGATTTCCCCTATTGATATGAAACTAACCAAACAAACCCTTTCAATCCTGACTAACTTTTCTGAGATTAATCAATCCATTCTATTTCAGAAAGGTAATCAACTTCGCACTATTTCAGTGATGAAGAATATTCTTGCCGAGGCCGAAATCAAGGAAGAATTTCCAAAAGACTTTGCAATTTATGATTTGCCACAGTTCCTAAAAGTTCTTCGTCTATATCAAGACCCCGAACTTGATTTCTCAGAAGGTAACTATGTAACCATTCGTGAGGGTCGGAATCGTTCTCGTTATTTCTTTGCAGATCCTAATGTAATTGTTTCTCCACCAGAGAAGAAACTTACTCTCCCTAGTGAAGACGTTTCTTTTGAGATTACTCCCAGTCATCTCAGTCAACTTCTTCAGGCTGCAAATACTCTAGATCTACCTGATTTGGCTGTTATTGGTGAAGCAGGTGTTATCCGTCTTTCTGTTCGTGACAAAAAGAACGATACTTCAAACGATCACTCCATCGTAGTCGGAGAGACTGATAAGGAATTCGTTTTCAATTTCAAAGTTGAGAACATCAAAATTCTTCCTGGAAATTATAAAGTATCGATCTCCAGTAAGTGCCTATCTCAGTTCACGAATGTACTTGAGTCTCAACCACTTACTTACTTCATCGCTCTTGAGCCAGATTCTGAATTCAATTCGTAATGAGACACATACTATTCACCCTTAAAGGGTGTAAACCAGATCTTCTTGATGATGAAGGGTGGATTAGAGATACGGTTTATGCTGCATCTAAAAAGTGTAAATCAACTCTTTTGGCATTAAACTCACATAAGTTTGAACCTCAGGGTGTGACTTGTGTCGCCATGCTTTCTGAGAGTCACATTAGCATCCACACCTGGCCAGAAAAAGGCATGGCAGTATGTGACATTTTTACTTGTGGGGACCACACCATGCCACAGGATGGTGTAGAATATATGAAGATGGAACTTAAAGCAAGTGACATCGTTTCTAACGAATTCATCAGACCTTTAGAATGAATATTTTTGTCACTGACCCCGATCCCTGGAAGTCCGCACAAGTTCTACCTGACAAGCACATCGTCAAGATGCCCTTAGAGACCTGTCAGATGCTTGCTATTGTGTGTTCTGACAAATGGGGTCATGGATTTGGCACCCTTCCCAAGGCAGATGGAACTCCCTATGCCACTGAGAAGGGTGCTTTTCGCAATCATCCATGTACTATATGGGCCAATGAGTTTGTGATGAATTGGCAGTGGTTGCTTTCACATGGCATTGCACTCTGTGATGAGTACAAAATGCGCTATGGGAAGGTTCACACCTGCTTTCGTACTCTGATGGTAGCAAAGGAAATTCTGCCCACAGGAGACGCTACAGGGCGCTCTGGTAAGGGTCCAACATCATTTGTTTTTGCTGGGCCTGATGAGTTCAAATATGATACAAGCATTGACATCTTCACTGCTTATAAACGCTATATTGCATCTAAACCCTGGGTATGCGATAATTATCTACGTATCCCAGATCGTAAACCTGAGTGGGTCTAAATTATGAGTCGTAATGAATTTCTTTGGGTCGAGAAATATCGTCCCCAAACAATTGAAGAATGTATTCTCCCTGAGAATATCAAAAAGACATTTCAGGATTTCCTAGATAAAGGAGAGGTTCCTAATCTTCTTTTGGCAGGACCTGCTGGTTGTGGTAAAACTACTGTAGCAAAAGCACTTTGCAATGAACTAGGAGTTGATTATTATGTCATTAATGGATCTGATGAGGGACGGTTCTTGGACACGGTACGGAACCAGGCCAAGAACTTTGCTTCGACCGTCTCACTTCAAGGAAATGGTAAACCAAAAGTCATCATTATTGACGAAGCTGACAACACGACCCACGACGTACAACTCCTCCTACGGGCGAATATTGAGGCATTTCATAACAACTGCCGATTCATCTTCACCTGTAACTACAAAAACCGCATCATCGAACCGCTTCATTCTCGGTGTGCCGTTGTTGAGTTCACAACAAACAAATCAGACAAACCCCAAATCGCATCCAAGTTCTTTAAGCGCATCCAAGAAATCCTTGGTGCAGAAGGTATTGAATATGATAACAAGGTCCTGGTAGAACTTATCAACAAACACTTCCCAGATTGGCGTCGTGTTCTGAATGAGTGTCAGCGTTATGCTGTTGGTGGTAAAATTGATGCTGGTATTCTTGCATCCTTCTCTGATGTCAACATTGATGGTCTGATGCGATCCCTTCAGGCCAAGAACTTCAAAGAGGTCCGTAAATGGGTCGTGAACAACTTGGACAACGATCCAGGTACAATCCTTCGGAACGTCTATGACGCGCTCTACGAGCGCCTTGAGGGACCTTCTGTGGCAGCAGCAGTCCTCATCATAGCTAAATACCAGTATCAAATCGCTTTCGTCGCTGATCAGGAGATCAACCTGCTAGCAGCACTGACAGAAATTATGGTGGAGTGTAACTTTAAATGATCAAGACGGTATCCCATGATGATGCAGTTTGGGCTGCAGATGAATTCATCTCTTACTTTGAAAACCTCAATGGTATTGAGGACTATCTTCGCTATGTGAAGAAGGAAGTACTTGATGGTATGTCTTCCGTGTCATCATTTTCTGAGGATATCTTCAACTTTGATATTCATCCAGAAGACATGGAGTTCTCCATGATTCCTGTTGGCAAGGGTGGACTTGACCAGAAGTACTATAAGAATTTACTTGCTGCCGTCTCTTCTCACAATAATGAATCAAATATTCCTGGAAGAGAACACAAGTGGATTGTAAAGGAAACTACGACCAATACTGTTGTTGGATTCATTCGTTTAGGATCTCCAACAATCAATTCCAAACCTAGGAATCTATGGCTTGGAAAGGCACCAGATCTCAGTCTGTTTAATCGCCATGCCTGTATGGGTTTTGTGATTGTTCCGACTCAACCCTTTGGATATAACTTTTTGGGTGGTAAGTTGCTTTCACTTATGTGTTGCTCTCACTTTGCCAGGGAGTTTATCAGTGAGAAGTTTGAGAAAGATATTGCTCTATTTGAAACTACATCTCTGTACGGTTCTACCACATCGGCATCTCAATATGATGGCCTAAAACCTTTCATTAGGTATCGTGGTTTGACTGAGAGTAAATTTACTCCACTGCTTCATGATGAGCAGTTTCATCGTCTGCATGATCGGTTCACCTATTTGAATGGTGGTGAACCTCTTACAGATAATAAAGCTTCTTCTAAGAAGATGAAGAGACAAACCAAGATGATTTCTCTTATCAAGAACTCTCTTGAAGATTCAGAGAAACTTGCCAAGTTCAACAGTGTAATTGCAAAAGCATTTTCACTCACTGAGAAAAAGCGTTTCTATACATCTGACTACGGCTACGAGAATGTTCGTGAAGTTCTTTCTGGTGAGCAATCTCAACTACGTCGTGGTCAGAATTGGGACAAGCATGAACTTGATAACATCATCAAGTGGTGGAAGAAGAAAGCAGGTAAACGATACGAAAAACTTAAGTCCGAGGGTAGATTCCGTAATGAGATTGAACTCTGGACTGAAACCGATGACATTCAAATTATCCGATGACTGGTTTTAACTTTGATTATGATTCAACTTGGATATCTAGTCCTGGATATTTGACATGTAAAGTTCCTGAAATAGTAAGACATGAATTGACACAAACTCTTGATAATCTTCAAAATGATAAAGATCCTTTTTGTATGTCTTTAGCTGGGCATAATGAAAAGGAATATAGACTTCCAATAACACCCAATTTGAAATATCTTGCAGAGTCTTTATCTAGAGAATATGGAAAGGTTTTTGGAATAAGTTTATTCAATGTTTTTGATGGTGGTGATCAAGACTATGACTTTGATCTCTCCAGAGTCTGGGTAAATTATTCAAAGAAATATGATTTTAATCCAATTCATAATCATACTGGAGTTTTTAGTTTTGTTATTTGGGTAAAAATTCCATATGATCTGGACGATGAATTAAAAGTATATTTTGATAGAGTAAATGATAGCGAGAATTCAACTTCGTTATTTCAATTTACTACGATTGAACCTTTTGGTACATTGAATAATCAAAAAGTGTTAGTTGATAAGTCTTACGAATGGACAATGATGTTGTTTCCATCACAAATGATGCATCAAGTTTATCCATTTTATACAAGTGATGAGTTTAGAGTTTCTGTTTCTGGAAATGTTTATTTTTCTATGAGAGGTAAAAATGAAATGTGAAGTCACTCTATACAAAGTGGGCACAGTCTTCAAAGAAGAAGTGATAGCCCGTGATTATGAAGATGCAAAAAGGGTTGCTATTGCTAGAAACCCTGGAGCAAAGATTGTTTCTGTTACCGCTAAATTTTGATTATGGAATTGAAAGAATGGCTGAACTCCATCAACTTTACTAAAGAGAATTTGATTGAGAAGGATCCAGACTGCATCAAAAAATATCCTTCATTTATTGTGAACAAATGCTTGTCTGGAGAAATTGATTCTCTGATCTATGCAAATGAGATGAACAAGTCTCATTTTCTAGACAAAAAGATGCAATATGACTTTTTGCTAAATAGTCTGAGAAAGCGTAAGAGATTTTCTCCTTGGCTTCGTAAAGAAGATATCAAAGATCTTGATTGTGTCAAAACTTACTATGGTTATAGTAATGAAAAAGCACTCCAGGCTTTGAAGATTCTGACCAAAACACAAATCGACTTTATTAGATCCAAACTTGAGACTGGAGGAAAAAGATGAGCGTCGTTAATGAACCTGAAGTAAAGTGGGCACCAGATCAAATGGTGCAAATTTCACTAAATGAACCAGATGATTTTCTAAAGGTTCGTGAAACTTTGACCCGTATTGGTGTTGCTTCTAGAAAAGAAAAGAAGTTGTATCAATCTTGCCATATTCTGCACAAGCAAGGCAAATATTTCATTGTTCACTTTAAGGAACTCTTTGCTCTTGATGGTAAGAAGGCAAATCTTACTGTAAATGATGTACAAAGACGTAACCGTATTGTCCAATTATTAGCTGATTGGGGTCTGATTACTGTATTTGACGTAGAAAAGATTACTAATATTGCACCACTCAATCAAATCAAAGTCCTTGCATATAAAGAAAAGGATGAGTGGGAACTAGAAACCAAGTATAATATTGGTAAGCGCAAAAAACCCCAGGAAACCGAATAAATAACAGTGTGTCTTTCGTGCGGCACACTCTACAATCGGAACACCCTATAAAGAGATACGGTTTTCACTGTATCTCTTTTTTTCATTTTATGGTTAAATAGTATTGGATGCCGAATGGGTCCATAAAACGCAATCTCGCTTTTAGGAGAGCTACAAATGACAAGTTTATCGAAGTATCATGCTGCCGATTTATCGCAGTTGATGGAAAAGATTCATCGAAATAGTATTGGGATGGAAGATTATTTTGATAGGATCTTTAGTCTTCATGAAACTACATCAAAATATCCACCTTACAATGTAGTATCAGTAAATAATGTTGAATCACGTTTGGAACTCGCTCTGGCTGGGTTCAAAAAGAAAGAAGTCTATGTCTACACTCAAGATGGCAAACTCTTCGTGGAAGGTCAGAAAGAGGACAAGGAAACGGAAACTAACTACCTGCACAAGGGTGTGGCTCAACGGTCGTTTACACGTTCCTGGACACTCAGCGACGAAACGGAAGTTCGATCAGTTACTTTTGAGGATGGGCTTCTGACTATTGTCCTTGGAAAAATTGTTCCTGAGGCCCACAAGCGTAAAGATTACCTCTAAATAATCCTGGGCACCCAAATATCGTCGCCTGACCCCGCTTGACAAAGACCAAGCGGGGTCTTATAATATATAAAAATACAACTAAGAAATGGCTGTTAAGTTAACAATTTTAAAATCTGGAGAACAACTCATTTCTGATATTAAAGAAATGATCTCTGACAATGAAAAAGTTATTGGTTATCTTCTAAACAACCCGATGAATGTTTTTGAAGATGATTGTAATCAAGATGAAATCCTTCTTCAAGAAGAAGGTGATGGACCATCAAATAGTCAAGACATTGATGTTGTAATGACAAAATGGATTCGACTATCAAAAACTAAAGATGTAATGATTCCAGTAGATTGGGTCGTTACAGTTGTTGATCCATTAGATAGCCTAGTTGAAATGTACAATTCTTTCTCTGAAACCAATGATTCAATGCCTACTGATAAAGAATCTGGACCTAGTTTTGATCTCCAAGGTTGAACAGGTTCAAGTTGAGCAATTGTCTGGTGATCCAGACTGCAAACTAATCAATCCAGTTCGTATTCTGTGCCGAGATGAAGAACCTGATATTACTAAAAGAATGGTTCGATGGCCAGATTCAGAACTGTCACAGCAAAACATTCTAATGATGCATTCTGATAGTATACTTACTATTGTTGAGCCTCACGAAAAACTGGTTAAGGCATACGAAGAATTTATTAAAGAATGAGATTTTACACCAATGTGCAGATGGTCGGGGACCAATTTCTCGTCCGAGGTTATGAAAACGGTCAAAGTTTCATGACTCGCGAGAAGTTCAACCCGACTCTTTTTGTATCTTCCAATAAGAAGACTAAGTACAAAACTCTTGAGGGTAATTATGTTGAACCAATTCAACCTGGATCAGTTCGCGATTGTCGTGAGTTTATTAAAAAGTATGATGGTGTAGAAGACTTTAATATCTATGGTAATGAGCGTTTTATCTATCAATACATTTCTGAGAAGTATTCTGAGGATGAAATTCATTTTGATATTTCAAAGATCAATCTCTATACTCTTGACATTGAGGTTGCGTCCGAGAATGGATTCCCAGATGTGGAATCGGCTGCAGAAGAGATTCTTCTCATCTCTATTCAACATTACACCACGAAGAAGATTATTACCTGGGGAGTGAAACCTTTCAACAACTCTCAGAGTAATGTTGAGTATCGTCTCTGTGATTCTGAACATCATCTTCTTTCAAACTTCATTAGTTGGTGGATGGAGAATACTCCAGACATTATCACTGGTTGGAACTGTGAACTGTACGATATGCCGTACATCACAAAGCGTCTAAACCGTGTTCTTGGTGAGAAACTTATGAAGCGTCTGTCTCCATGGGGACTGGTGACACCTCGCGAGATCTTTGTTGCTGGCCGTAAACAACTCAGCATTGATGTTGGTGGTGTGACTCAACTTGACTATCTGAATCTATACAAGAAGTTTACTTATACGAGTCAAGAATCTTATCGACTGGATCACATTGCTTCTGTTGAACTTGGTCAGAAGAAACTAGATCACAGTGAGTTTGATACATTTAAAGATTTTTATACAAACGACTGGCAAAAGTTTGTAGAATATAATATAATTGACGTGGAACTTGTTGACCGTTTGGAAGACAAGATGAAACTGATTGAACTTGCATTGACCATGGCTTATGATGCCAAGGTAAACTATAATGACGTGTTTTATCAGGTTCGCATGTGGGATAGTATTATTTACAACTATCTCAAGAAACAGAACATCGTAATTCCACCTAAAAAGGGGAGTGTAAAAGATGACAAATATGCGGGTGCATATGTTAAGGAACCGATTCCTGGAAGGTATGATTGGGTTGTCAGTTTTGACCTTAACTCTCTCTACCCTCATCTTATTATGCAGTACAATATCTCACCAGAAACCCTTCTTGATGAACGACACCCAACAGCTTCAGTTGAAAAAATACTTAATGAGCAAATAACCTTCGAGATGTATAAGGACTACGCTGTTTGTGCTAATGGCGCTATGTTCCGTAAAGATAAGCGTGGGTTTCTTCCAGAACTGATGGACAAAATGTATGGAGAACGTGTCATTTTCAAGAAGCGGATGCTCAAAGCAAAGCAGGAGTATGAGAAGACGCCTACTGATGCACTTAAAAAGGAGATCGCCAGATGTAACAACATTCAAATGGCGAAGAAGATTTCTCTTAACTCTGCTTATGGTGCTATTGGTAATCAATACTTCAGGTATTACAAACTAGAGAATGCAGAGGCCATCACATTATCTGGCCAGGTTTCAATCCGATGGATTGAAAACAAAATGAATGTGTATCTAAATACCCTTTTAAAAACTGAGGAAGTAGATTATGTTATCGCTAGCGATACCGACTCAATCTATCTTAATCTTGGACCTCTTGTTGATAAATTTTTTGGTGCTAAGTCTGGCAATAAAGCAGAGATTGTTTCTATACTTGACAAGATCTGTCAAGATAAACTGGAACCATTTATCGATAAGTCTTATCAGGAACTGGCATCATACGTATCGGCTTATGACCAGAAGATGCAAATGAAGCGTGAGAATATCGCTGATCGTGGTATCTGGACCGCGAAGAAGCGATATATTCTTAACGTCTGGAATAGTGAGGGTGTTGCATATGCAGAACCTAAACTTAAGATCATGGGTATTGAGGCAGTCAAATCATCCACACCAGCACCTTGTCGCCAGATGATTAAGGATGCCCTCAAACTTGTGATGACTGGAACTGAAGATGATGTCATTAACTTCATTGAAAAATCTAGAACAAAGTTCAAAAAGATGGCACCAGAGGAAATTTCTTTTCCTCGATCCGTAAGTGATGTTGAAAAGTTCAGTGATCGTTCTTCTATCTACAAGAAGGGCACTCCAATTCATGTTCGTGGAGCTCTTCTCTTTAATCACTACATAAAAGATAAGAAACTTACAAACAAGTATTCTTTAATTCAGAATGGTGAGAAAATCAAGTTCTGTTATTTGAAGGTCCCAAATACAATTCATGAGAATGTATTTTCTTTCATCCAGGATTTTCCAAAAGAACTGGATCTGAATAAGTATGTGGACTATGAACTTCAATTTAGTAAAGCATTTGTGGATCCTTTAAAGGCTATCCTAGATGCTATTGGTTGGTCTGTAGAAAAAACTGTAAGTCTGGAGGACTTTTTTGGATGAAAGATCAGTATACAATCGATGACGGTGAATCTAAGCAGGATAAATGGAACCGTGGACTAGATCTCTTTATTGAGAGCGTTCTTAAACCAGATCCTGCTCTTAGGCAGTGTGCCCATAATCAAAAATGTTATCATGAACTGATGGATGTTCGTAAAGATGTGCTAGAATACTTAAATACTCTAAGGTGGAACTGAATGGATTTTTTAAAAGACATCGTGAAGGAGATTGGTGATGACTTCACCAAACTCGCTTCTGATATTGATGAAACAGAAACTTATGTTGACACGGGTTCGTACATTTTTAATGCACTTGTATCAGGTAGTGTATTTGGCGGTGTATCTGGGAATAAGATTACTGCTATTGCTGGAGAGTCATCAACTGGAAAGACTTTCTTCAGCCTCGCCGTTGTCAAAAATTTTCTGGATTCCAATCCCGATGGCTATTGTCTCTATTTTGATACTGAAGCCGCTATTACCAAATCACTAATCGAATCCCGTGGCATCGATACTTCTCGTCTTGTCGTTGTTAATGTTGTTACAATTGAGGATTTCCGCAGTAAAGCGCTCAAAGCAGTAGATATATATTTAAAGAAACCCGAAGATGAGCGCAAACCCTGTATGTTTGTGCTAGACTCTCTGGGTATGCTATCCACCGAGAAAGAGATCACTGATGCACTGAACGACAAACAGGTTCGTGACATGACCAAATCTCAATTGGTCAAAGGTGCATTCCGTATGTTGACTCTTAAACTTGGTCAAGCAAACATTCCCATGATTGTAACCAATCACACCTACGATGTTATCGGTTCTTACGTTCCTACAAAAGAAATGGGTGGTGGTAGCGGCCTTAAGTATGCTGCCTCTACGATCATTTATCTTAGCAAGAAAAAGGAAAAGGATGGAACAGAAATCGTTGGAAACATTATCAAGGCAAAGACTGCTAAGTCGCGTCTGAGTAAGGAGAATAAAAATGTTGAAGTACGTTTGTATTACGATGAGCGTGGCCTTGACCGTTATTATGGTCTTCTTGAACTCGGTGAGATTGGCGGTCTCTGGAAAAACGTCGCAGGACGTTACGAAATGGATGGCAAAAAAGTATA